AGCTTTAAACGCAGTTTACGTTCAGCCAAATGGTGCTAGTAACGGTGTAGGCGCAACGCTTACCAATAATGGCGCTAATGCAGCGCTTATCATTGACGGTGTAACGCTATCCAATACAGCTCGTGTTTTGGTTTATACCCAGGCAAATGCAGTGCACAACGGTGTATATACAGTTACTAATCCAGGAAATTCTTCTGCGCAGTGGGTGTTAACTCGTGCAACCGATGCCGATACTTTTGGTTTGGCTAACCCTAATACTCTTGGTGCTGGCGATGCGTTTTACGTTCAGTCTGGTAACACGGGTGCTGGTGAAACTTATGTTTGCAATACCCAAGGCACAATTACTTTTGGCTCATCTAATATTACGTTTGCGCAGATTAGTTCTGCTCAGATTTATGCAGCGGGTACAGGCCTTAACCTTTCCAACCTAACGTTTAGCATAGCCAATACAGCAGTAACGGCTAATACGTATGGTAATGATGGCGCAGTTGGTCAGTTCACTGTTAACGCACAGGGTCAGATTACCAATGCTGTTAGTGTGTCTGTTAACGCTTCTGCTATTTCAGTAGGTACTCTAGCTAACGCAAGAACCACGGCTTCTGATGCTAATGGTGCGTCAACCATCGTAGCTCGTGACTCGAATGGTTCTTTTGCTGCCAATGTAATTACAGCAACCACATCGAATGCCACAACATTTAACGGCACAACGGGTAATTTCACCAATATCTCAGGTAATGGTGCATCCCTAACCGCTATCAATGCGTCTAACATTACTAGTGGCACGATTGCCAACGCCCGTACTACAGCATCTGATGCAAACAGTGCCTCCACGCTTGTTGTTCGTGACGCTAATGGAGCTTTTGGTGCTGGCAACGTAACTGCTGCAAACTTTATTGGCGCTGGTACAACCATAACCTCTATCAATGCCAGCAACATTTCAAGCGGAACCATAGCCAACGCAAGAACTACGGCGGCTTCTGCTAATGGGGCATCAACGATTGTTTCTCGTGATGCTGGCGGTAATTTCTCTGCCAACACGATTACGGCAAATATTTCGGGTGATATTTCTGGCGGTACAAATATCAATGCCTCTAACATTACTTCGGGAACCATATCAAATGCCAGGACTACTGCTGCTTCTGCCAATGGTGCTTCCACTATTGTGCTTCGTGATACTAACGGGTCTTTTGATGCCAACGTTGTAAACGCTACAAACCTTAGCGGTGGTGGTACATCCATCACTTCTATGAACGCATCAAACCTGTCTGCTGGTACGGTGGCTTCTGCTCGTATATCAGGATCATATACAGGCATTACTGGAGTTGGTACGGTTACTGCTGGTACATGGCAAGGTAACTCTATATCTATTACCTATACTGATGCAAAAGTATCTAACGTAGCAACTGGCACAGGATTGACTGGTGGCCCAGTTACATCAACGGGTACGATTAGTCTTGCTAATACCGCTGTAACCCCTGGTTCATACACCTACGCAAGTATTACGGTTGACCAGCAAGGGCGATTAACTGCTGCTTCAAGTGGCGCTTCACCAAGTGCGTTCCCAGCTGGTACGGTTATGTTGTTCGGTCAAACCTCTGCACCTACTGGCTGGACTAAAGATACAACTAACTACAATAATTCTGGTTTACGAGTTGTTACTGGCGCTGCAAGTACGGGCGGTTCTGTAGATTTCACAACGGCTTTTACAAGCCAAGCTGTTTCGGGAACAATTGGTAATACTACGGCAACTAATCAAAATACAACCGCAACCAATCAAGCAATTACGCCATCTGGTTCAGTAAGTATTACTAGTGTGTCAGGTTCAGCAGGAGCTACTACACTAAGCACAACTCAAATCCCAAGTCACACTCATACCATACCTACCTATTGGCAAGAAGGTACTAGTACGTTATATGGAGCTAGAATAATTGGAGACGCACAATTTTATGCTAACTACAATAGCGGTTCCACTGGTGGTGGTGGATCACATACCCACCCATTCAGTTTCTCAAGCGGTTCGGGTACATTTAGCGGTAATTCTGTAACTGCTTTACAAAATGCACATACTCATACGCAAGACGCACACAATCATAGCTTCACTGGCACGGCAATTAATCTTGCTGTTAAATACGTTGACGTTATTCGTGCAACTAAGGATTAATAATGGGAACTCTTAAAAACGGAACATTCTGCCCACTAATTAAAAAAGACTGTGTGGGTCTTACTTGTGCTTGGTATACCCGTGTTCAAGGTTTTGATTCAAACAGTGGGTCACAAGTCGATAGCTATGAATGCGCAATATCTTGGCTACCATTGTTATTAATTGAAAACTCAGGACAGCAACGTCAAACTGGCGCCGCAGTTGAATCGTTTAGAAATGAAATGGTTAAGTCAAATGAAAAAGCACAACAGCTTTTATTAACTACCGCAGGTATTGTGCAAGTTAAGCACGAAGAACAACCCAAATTAATTAGGAGTATTGAAGAATGAAACTAACTATTGTTCCTATTGACGGATCGGTCGGTAAAGATAATATATTTTACAGTGGCCTTGATTTTAGTTCTTGCAATATCCCAGCTGATGTTCACGCCCTTCAATGGCAAGATACCGCTGGTTGGATTGAATATAAGTCTGCACTGATACCAAATGAGTCAATTACAGAATTACCAGCATGGACTAATTGTTGTATAGCAAAATGGACTGAGGCTAACACTCCAGTTTCACCGTTACCACCCACAGCAGAACAGAATAAATTTATTGCCATAGCAAAACTACAAGCAACAGATTGGACTACTATTCCTGATGTTTCTGACCCAACAAAAAGTAATCCATATTTAAGCAATGGGCAAGATTTTGTAGCGTATCGGAATGCAGTGCGCCAATATGCAGTCTATCCAGTGGATGGCAATATTAACTGGCCCGTTGTTCCACAAGAAGTTTGGACAAAAACGTAATGAATGGTTTATTAGTTATTGATAATTTTTTAGACGATCCTTATATGGTTCGTAATTATGCTTTATCAATTGACTACTTTAGCAACAATATAAAAGACTCCACTTTTCCAGGTAAAAGAAGTTCGGTTATTGCGGAAATAAATACACAGTACAACCTTTATATTTTTAATAAAATAACTAAATTAATTTATAACATAAGTGAATCTAGCTATTCTATAGACATGAAATCATATTTTCAAATTGTCAACAGCAAATACAGTAGGGGGTGGGTTCATTCTGATGAAGATCAGATTGCTGGTGTTTTGTATTTAAATCCAACCGCACCAATTAATTCTGGTACAGGATTTTATTCTTTAAAACAAACAAACTCTAAAGAAGAACTTGAATTTGATACAGCAATAAAAAAGCAATTTGTTATGGGTAATATTTCGTATGAAGAAGCTAAAAAATCATTAGATCGGCATAACTTACAGTATCAACTTGATGATTATGTTAGCAATAAGTACAACAGGTTAGTTTTATATCCTGGAAATTGGCTTCATTGTGCTGGAGAATATTTTGGTGACGACGACGATAAAAATGCAAGGCTAACACAAGTGTTTTTTATTAATTGCATAAATCATAACGCAGATCAAAAATATTTTTTAGACAAAATAAGAGTTACTAAATAAGGTAAATCATGTTTGCTGGCTTTCCCTACGGCGGTGCCCCGTTTGCTGATGTAGGCGATACAAGCCTTGGTATTTCAGTTGAACTTACTGGAGTTTCGGCTGTAGGAGTAGTTGGTACCGTTGATGTTAGAACTCAACAGATATTAGACGTATCGGGTGTAAATGCTGTAGGTCAGGTTGGCACAGTAACAGTCGTAGCATCAGCAAATTTAAATTTAACGGGTGTTTACAGTCCTGTATTGGTTGGCACTGTTGATGTTGTTGCTAATTCAGTTATTGACCTTACTGGCTTTGCAGTTCCAGTTTTAGTAGGTAACGTAACGGTTAGCGGCAGTAGCATAAATAACGTTACTGGCTTTGCGGTGCCGACTTTATTGGGTAATGTATCGCTTGTAACTAATAACTTTATTGATGTTACTGGGTTTGGAATACCAGTACAGCTTGGTAATGTAGATGTTACTGGCACAGGTACTGTTGATTTAACTGGCGTAAGCGCTATCGGTGTAGTTGGTACGGTAAATGCTCAGGCAGACTCGATAGTTAATTTGACTGGCGTTAGAACCGTTGTTAGACTTAAAAAGCAAAATGTATGGGGTCTAGTAGATACTGCACAGACTCCTAATTGGACAGAAGTATTAGCAGCATAAGGACAAATCATGGCAAGTACATACTCAACAAGTTTAAAGCTAACTCTAATTGGGGACGGCGATCAATCGGGTATTTGGGGGCAAACAACCAATATTAACCTAGGTACTTTGCTTGAACAGGCTATTACTGGCGTAACTTCAATTGTCATGGCTGATGCCAATTACACGTTAACCAATTTTAATGGTGTAACGGATGAAGCCCGAAATGCAGTTTTGGTGGTTACTGGAGTAAATAATGCTCAACGTGATCTTATACCCCCAGTGGTTAAAAAGTTATACATAATTGCAAATAACACTACTGGTGGATACGCTATTCGAGTTATTGGTGTTACAGGCACTGGAGTGACTATCCCTAACGGTTCAACGGCAATTGTTTATTGTGATGGCACTAATTTTATATTGGCGAACACTCCAAGCACAAATGGAATTGTAAAAGTTGCTCAAGGTGGTACAGGACTAACTACATTAACAGCTAATAACGTTATTCTTGGTAATGGAACTTCAAATCCTATCTTTGTAGCCCCAGGATCATCTGGAAATGTGTTAAGTTCAAATGGCACTACTTGGATCTCGACAGTACCAACACCAGAATTTGCTTCTGGCACCCGTATGACATTTAATCAAACAAACGCACCTACTGGTTGGACTAAAGATACAGGCACGGATAATGCTGGTTTTAGATTAGTCAGTGGTTCAGTTAGCTCTGGCGGTAGCGTTGACTTTACAACAGCTTTTGCAAATACTACAACTTCAGTAACTGTATCATCTATATCTGGTTCAGCAGGAGCAACAACATTGAGCACATCACAGATACCTAGTCACACCCATTCTGTGCCTACCTATTGGCAAGAAAGCACTAGTACGTTATATGGAGCTAGAGTAATTGGAGACGCACAATTTTATGCTAACTATGATACTGGTTCTACTGGTGGTGGTGGGTCTCACACTCATCCGTTCTCATTTAGTTCAGGATCTGGTAGTGCTCCGCTTAATTTAGCTGTTAAATACGTTGATTTAATTATTGCTCAGAAAAATTAAGGACTTAACATGATTAAAACTATTCAAGACGAATTAAGCGGTTCTGAGTTTAAGCCACGCCATACGATTGAAATCTACTGCCCAAACTGTGGGCGTGATGTAGACGAAGCTGAGCTTGCTGCCAAAAAGTGCAATGATTGCGGAGACCCGCTTGATGATCCAGAGCAGCACGTAGCCATCGTAGTAGCCAATATGTCGTTTGGTGGGTCAACACTCTGAGGCAAAGAACAGTGAGATATGTCAGACGAACTCGGATTGGGGGCTGGTGCCAAGGGGATCAGCGAAGGGTTTAAGACTGGTCGAGAGGCTGGCAAAGAGATTGGCAAGAACATCGAGGATGTTCAGAAGGAGGCAGTAGACTTAGCGAAGGAACGAGCGAACGCAAAGATACGGGAACGCAGAG